CACCTGTATCACCTTTAGCACCGTTAGCACCAGAAGTACCAGATGTACCTGCAGCACCTTGAGCACCTTGAGCACCTGTATCACCTTTAGCACCATTAGCACCTGAAGTACCAGATGTACCTGCAGCTCCTTGAGCACCTTGTGCACCTGTATCACCTTTAGCACCGTTAGCACCAGATGAACCTGATGAACCTGAAGTACCAGATGTACCTGCAGCACCTTGAGCACCCTGTGCACCTTGTGCACCTGTAGCACCTTTAGCACCGTTTACACCAGATGAACCTGATGAACCTGAAGTACCTGCAGCACCTTGAGCGCCTTGAGCACCTGTATCACCTTTAGCACCGTTAGCACCAGAAGTACCAGATGTACCTGCAGCACCTTGAGCACCTTGAGCACCTGTATCACCTTTAGCACCATTAGCACCTGAAGTACCAGATGTACCTGCAGCGCCTTGAGCACCTTGTGCACCTGTATCACCTTTAGCACCGTTAGCACCAGAACTACCAGATGTACCTGCAGCACCTTGTGCGCCTTGTGCACCTGTATCACCTTTAGCACCGTTTACACCAGATGAACCTGATGAACCTGAAGTACCAGATGTACCTGCAGCACCTTGAGCGCCTTGTGCACCTTGAGCACCTGTATCACCTTTAGCACCGTTTACACCAGATGAACCTGATGAACCTGAAGTACCAGATGTACCTGCAGCACCTTGAGCACCTGTATCACCTTTAGCACCATTAGCACCTGAAGTACCAGATGTACCTGCAGCGCCTTGAGCACCTTGTGCACCTGTATCACCTTTAGCACCGTTAGCACCAGAAGTACCAGATGTACCTGCAGCACCTTGAGCGCCTTGTGCACCTTGAGCACCTGTATCACCTTTAGCACCGTTTACACCAGATGAACCTGATGAACCTGAAGTACCAGATGTACCTGCAGCGCCTTGAGCACCTTGTGCACCTGTATCACCTTTAGCACCGTTTACACCTGAAGTACCGTCAGTACCTGAAGAACCATTAGTACCAGAAGTACCGTCAGTGCCAGAAGTACCAGCTGTACCAGATGAACCTGAAGAACCAGATGAACCTGAAGAACCATCAGTACCATCAGTACCTGATGAACCATGAGTACCATCTACACCTGATGTACCAGAGTATCCAGAAGTACCGTCAGTACCAGAAGTACCAGCTGTACCAGATGAACCTGAAGAACCAGATGAACCTGAAGAACCAGATGAACCTGATGAACCTGATGAACCTGAAGTACCAGAAGTACCAGAAGTACCTGCTGAACCTGAAGAACCGTTTGAACCTGAAGAACCAGATGAACCTGAAGTACCAGCTGTACCAGAAGTACCAGCTGTACCAGATGAACCTGAAGAACCATTTGAACCAGATGAACCTGAAGTACCTGCTGTACCAGAAGTACCTGCTGTACCAGATGAACCTGATGAACCATTTGAACCAGATGAACCAGATGAACCTGAAGTACCAGCTGTACCAGAAGTACCAGCTGTACCAGATGAACCTGATGAACCTGATGAACCTGAAGAACCTGAAGAACCGTCAGTACCAGAAGTACCGTCAGTACCTGAAGAACCTGAAGAACCTGAAGAACCGTCAGTACCAGAAGTACCGTCAGTACCAGAAGTACCCGCTGTACCAGATGAACCAGATGAGCCAGATGAACCTGAAGAACCGTCTGTACCATCAGTACCTGAAGAACCGTGTGTACCATCTACACCTGAAGTACCAGAGTATCCAGATGTACCATCAGTACCAGAAGTACCAGAAGTACCAGCTGAACCTGATGAACCTGAAGTGCCTGAAGTACCAGATGAACCAGATGAACCTGATGAACCTGAAGTACCTGCTGTACCAGAAGTACCGGAAGAACCAGATGAACCAGATGAACCTGAAGTACCAGAAGTACCAGATGAACCTGAAGAACCGTTTGAACCAGATGAACCAGATGAACCTGATGAACCTGAAGTACCTGAAGTACCAGCTGTACCAGAAGTACCTGCTGTACCAGAAGTACCAGATGAGCCAGATGAGCCTGATGAACCTGAAGTACCAGAAGTACCTGCTGTACCAGAAGTACCAGATGAACCAGATGAACCCGATGAACCTGAAGTACCTGCTGTACCAGAAGTACCGGAAGAACCAGATGATCCAGATGAACCTGAAGTACCCGCTGTACCAGAAGTACCAGCTGTACCAGATGAACCTGAAGAACCTGATGAACCGTTTGTGCCATCAGTACCAGAAGTACCCGATGAACCTGAAGAGCCTGACGAGCCATTTGTACCGTCTGTGCCTGAAGAACCTGAAGAACCTGATGAACCGTCTGTACCATCAGTTCCGGCTGTGCCCGAAGTTCCTGCAGTGCCAGACGAACCGGACGAACCGTCCGTACCGTCAGTGCCTGAAGAACCCGAAGATCCGTCCGTACCGTCTGTTCCTGAAGTGCCCGAAGAGCCTGAAGAACCAGAAGTACCAGATGAACCTGAAGAGCCAGATGAACCTGATGTTCCAGCAGTACCAGATGAGCCAGATGAACCAGATGAGCCAGAAGAACCTGAAGTGCCTGCTGTACCAGAAGTACCTGCAGTTCCAGAAGTTCCAGCTGTACCTGATGATCCGCTAGTACCGTCTGTTCCAGATGTGCCGTTAAAGCCGTCTACACCAGATGAACCTGAGGTACCAGTTGTTTTAATTAAAGGTATTGCCATTTTTCTTTATTTCTATTTTGTGTTTAGTTTTTTAATCTAGTGCAGATTTAGAGTAAATAATGTCAATATTATCAGTAGTTGATAGCTCGTAACCTGCAATGTTACCATTCCAGTAAAGCTCGTCACCTGCTTCAATATTAGCATTCAATTTAGCTGTTGCACCACCGTCATTTGAAAAATAACAGTCCGAAGTTTTTACACCATCACCTTCAGATACACCTACACCGTTAACAATAATGTCAACCGCTGAATCCAAGAATGGAGTGTATGTGATTGTAATGCCAGTTGGAGATGCGTCACCATTTGTATTTGCTGGTGAAAGATCTCTTTGATAAACTTCAACGCCTGTATCCACCGGTGCACCACCAACAGATGGTCTCCAAGGAAGTACATGTGCAGTCGTTTCAGTGATGGCTTGCATGATAGGATTACTATATGCATACGCGTCATTAACTGTGAACTCTACAGGTACACCAGTACCTGAATCGTCTACTACGTAGAAAGCACCTGGAATAAGATTCCATGTTGGTACTGTAACTTTACCAACTTGAACACCGATAAATGTATCTGGTGAAGAAATCGATTCAATTACAATTCTACCTAGTGAGTCCTCAGTCGAAGCGTCGGCAAGGATCCATGTTGCACCGTCATAAGCAACTACTTGACCAGCAGAAAATCCGTGTTCAACCTGTGTGAACGAAGATTTAAGCGAGCCAGAGGTGATCGCAGTAACAATAGCATCAAGAACGTCTTGCAAGCCCTCAATTTGTTTGATTTTGATCTGAGACATAACTTAGATTTTTTTTATTTGTGATATGTTTTTGGGGGTTTTCTCACTACTGTATATATACACTAAATAATGTCCAATGTTTACAATCGAGCCATAAAAAATTAACCCGTGTTACTTTTTTATAGTATATTTCGGTTTTGTATCATTTGAGACTAAATACTTTTAAATGCCATCTAATCCATCTAAAGCTATAGAATTCAAGAGGATTCTAAGACAGTACGAATACTCGCTAGAAGATCTTAAGGACCTTAAGGACTTGGAGTCTCATATTAAAAGTGAATTTGGAAGTGCTCTTGCAGCATTAGAACGACATGATCTTTTTGATCAGACACCTAAAATCCCAGAAGAATCGGATGTTGAGACTATTATACCTGATACTGAAAGGGACCCTGCCTTTAAAAAGCTTTTTAGGAAGGTTGTTGTTAGGTGTCATCCTGATAAACTAAGTGATAAGCTTACTATTTTACAGAAGGCCGAAAAGAAGGACCTTTACGAAAAAGCAATCAAGGCTAATGATGATTATAATTGGGCAATGCTTATTATTGTTGCGATAAAATTAGAGTTAGAACTTCCTGAAGAATATTATGAGTATATTGAAAACCTTAAAAGTGAATCTGTTAAGGTGTCTGAAGAGATTGAAACTATTCAAGGCTCTGTTGCATGGAAGTGGTATCACACTGAAAGTGTAGAAGAAAGAGCTCAAATTCTAAAATTATACATTGCTTTTATAGAAAAGCAAAAGTATGAGAACGTCAAAGAATCTAAACTCATACTTGGTTTGGGTCATCCAAGAACCGGAACTGGTTATACTTCTAATCTTTTAAAGACTTGGGGTTTGGATGTAGGCCATGAAAAAATGGGAGCTGATGGGATTATTGCATGGCAACTTGTTAGTGATATAGAACCTAGGATCTTTATGGAAGACTTTGACTCTTCTAGATATACTTATAAGTATCTTATTTATAATGTAAGAGATCCAAGGGGATCTATTCCTTCTATTGCATTAACTGAAAATGAAACTATAGGCTATCGTTTTAGAAGTCTTGGATTGTTTCAATCTTTTAGCCATGTTGAAAATGCTGTTAGATCTTTATTGGAATGGGATAAGATTATAAGATCTAAGAATCCTGACTTTGTTTATAGAATCGAAGATCAAGCAACTGAGCTTCACAGATTTTTAACTTCTAAAAATATTGAAGTATCTGAATTTAAAGATAGTGATTTAAGAAATAAAAGGAAACACGGTGGTCTAGATAAAATCAAAGACGATATAATGTCTTTAAGTCCTGAACTTAAACAGGGTCTAGATGAATATTGTGAAAGGTATGGGTATCCTAAGATGTTTTAGTTAATGGTCCCAAAGTTTTGACCAATGACATCTTACATAATAATGTACTTGAATATGATCTAGATTAGATCTGTGATTCTTAATAGTATTATTTGCAAATTCAATATCCTCACTTGTTCCTTTTTCAGAAACATCGGACCATTTATGGTCAGGGAAACCTTTTTTATGCCACATAGCAACAGTTCCCATTGTTTTACCACCAACTGAGATCCATTCACTAGGAAGTCCTGGTATTTTAAAGATATCGCTTTCAATAGTTGCAACACTTTGCAACTTAGCAGGATCATCTTTAAAGCGTTCTCTTTGTAACTTTAAAATTCCCAAATAAGCAAAGTTTTCAATGATCCTGGTATTAAACACCATTTTAATCTTTCTTTCTTCTGGTCTATCTTCAGAAATTTTATCTGCAATAGAAAGTTGCCCTATCAAGCCATTAACTGCACTATTTAGAATAAAATCATCAGAGTCTACATAACCGATCCAATCACCAGTAGCCATTTCCACACCAACCTGTCTTGGATAGCCTCTATGAAATACAGCACCATCATTATTTTCATACATTCTATTTTCAGCAGGTTCGACAAACTTAAATTTAATTCTAGGTTCATGTGTAAAATTTAGCAAGTATTGTTCTTCTGTGATTTTACAACCGTCAGATACAATAATCAGTTCCCAATTAGGGTTTATTTGATCAATAAAGCTATTTACAACTCTATTAAACTTTTCAATAGGATTTGATCTTGCACCTGGATAATCACCAAGATACGATTGCATTACAAAAGAAAGCTTCATTATCTATTATATAGGTTTGTTTTCCAGTCTAACTCCCAGCTCATTGACTTTTTAAGATCTTCATCAAACAAAGAATGTAAAAGCATTGTATACTCTTCTTGCAGTTCTTTATTTTCAGGTCTGTATCTAAAGATCTTTTCCATTGAATCTTTTTTATACTCTCTAATATTTTTATCATGGTTTTCAGCAGCATTAATAATTTGGTTTGCTGCATCGTCCATATTAAATCCCTCATAGTAGTAACCCAGATCTGCGATTAATTCAGCATTGTGAACTAATGGATATCCAAGGTATAGTGCATCTAAGTACAGATAGTTTAATGGATTTCCCCACTGGTGTGAAACTACGATATCCGTTCTTGATTCTAAATAGTGTACGATTGGGTATCTAGAAGTGAATTGAGCCTTACTATCTCTGACAATATCTAATTGATTCATCAAGGCCTTAAAAAGATTAATGTCTACAAGTTTATTAGTATTACTAGCATACATAAATGATATAAGATCTGGTCTCTTTCTATAAGCTTGTTCAGTTGCCAAAATACATGGCATTGAATACTTAACAATATTAATGTTAGGTTCAAACATAGAAATCCTTTTAGAAGGACCTTCATTATTATAATAAGGATCCTTAGTAGGATCTGCTTGAATTATTTTAATGTGTTCATCGATAAACATAGGGTCCCATACAAATGGAATTGCCCTTGGATCTTTTCTTAAAAGAATCTTATAGTAATCGTGATTATTGAACTTTTGTTGTGGAACATACCATACATCATCAATTGCATGATCTAGTTTCATTAAAATGTTGTGTCCCTCTCTTGATTGAAACAGAATATCTTCCATATCGTTTACATAGTTATTACCACATTGGTATGTAATAACTTTTAGATTTGGATTCATACCTTTCCATAAAAGAGTTTCTGATTCATTAGATGCTGTCTGTAAATGGATAAGGACATCTAGATTTTTAGGGTAATCAGGCTCTTCAAAAATGTTTACAGTTTTATATTCGTTAACATCCCATGGAAACTTCTCCATGGCATTATTTTTCTGGAAGTTTAATATAGAGACTTCATGACCTGCAAGTTTTAATAACTTGGCTAGCATCATACCATTTTGTCTGATTCCATTTGAAAAAACAGAATGACCAGTTTCTAGAACTACAGTGATACCTACTTTATAAGAATCTTTTCTCATTACTATTATAACGTATGTTATTTGGTTTGTTTATTTATCTTAATAAAAAAGGGGGCCTCTTGCGAGGCCCCCTAAGGAACTTAAGTGTTAAGTGTTATTTCAATAACTATTATTGAACTGCAACACCAAGAACAATAACCTTATCAGTCTCTTCTAGATCGTAAACGATGCTTAGATCGAAATTTTGGCCGTCAATCATAGTGTATTTAACTCTTAGACCGTTAACGTAGATTTCTAGGTCTTGATTACCACCGTAGAACATGTTAGCAGTCGTGATTTGTGTACCACCTTCAACACCAGTTACTAGTTCTTCTGCCATCCAGTCAGCAGCCATTCTATTGTCAATTTCAATAGAAAGTGCTGTAGATAGAGTAGCGTCAGCAGTAGTTCTGTTAACAACTTCTGTAGATAGGTTGTTAGAAAGAACAACGTCAGCAGCAGCTCTTGCAGCAACTTCTGTAGATAGGTTGTTAGAAAGAACAACGTCAGCAGCAGCTCTGATAGAAGCCTCTGTAGATAGTTCTGTAGAAGCGTGAAGCTTAACAGACTGGTCACCAGAAATGTGGTGATCGTGCTCTAGGTTGATTGCAGAGATTCTTGCAGAAATTTCAGCAGAAAGAGCTGTATCTAGAGAAGTATCGCCAGAGATTCTAGAAGAAATTTCAACAGAAAGTGCGTTTGTTAGAGATAGATCGCTAGAGATTCTTGCAGACTCTTCTGCAGAAACTTCAGCATTGTGCTCAGCTAGAACAGCTATGATAGAAGCCTCTAGGTCACCGTCAACTGATTGGAATGCAGAAACGATCTCAGTTAGAGAATCTAGAGCTTCTGGATCGATGTTAGAGATAACGAACTCAATCTTCGTGTTTAGAGAAGCATCAGCAGAGATTCTTGCAGATGTCTCAGCAGAAACAAGGCCGTCAGCGTAAAGCTTAACAGATGCATCACCAGAAAGTCTTGCAGAAGCTTCTGAAGAGATTTCTGTAGAAGCGTAAAGCTTAACAGAAGCATCACCAGAAAGTCTGTTAACAACTTCTGTAGATAGGTTGTTAGAAAGAACAACGTCAGCAGCAGCTCTGATAGAAGCCTCTGTAGATAGTTCTGTAGAAGCGTGAAGCTTAACAGACGCGTCACCAGAAACGTGGTGATCGTGCTCTAGGTTGATTGCAGAGATTCTTGCAGATGTCTCAACAGAAACTGCATTTGTTAGAGATAGATCGCCAGAGATTCTTGCAGCAGCCTCTGTAGAGATACCGTTAGATGCCCAAGTCTTAACTGAAGCGTCGCCGCTTGTTCTGTTAGTAACTTCTGTAGATAGGTTGTTAGAAAGAACAACGTCAGCAGCAGCTCTTGCAGCAACTTCTGTAGATAGGTTGTTAGAAAGAACAACGTCAGCAGCAGCTCTGATAGAAGCCTCTGTAGATAGTTCTGTAGAAGCGTAAAGCTTAACAGACGCGTCACCAGAAACGTGGTGATCGTGCTCTAGGTTGATTGCAGAGATTCTTGCAGAAATTTCAGCAGAAAGTGCGTTTGTTAGAGATAGATCGCCAGAGATTCTTGCAGATGTCTCAAAAGAAACTTCAGCGTTGTGCTCTGAAAGAACAGCTAGGATAGAAGCCTCTAGATCACCGTCAACAGACTGGAATGCAGAAACGATCTCAGTTAGAGAATCAAGAGCAGCTGGATCAACGTTAGCGATGATGAAATCTACTTTAGTATTTAGAGAATTAGCACCAGCGATTCTTGCAGCAACTTCTGTAGATAGGTTGTTAGAAAGAACAACGTCAGCAGCAGCTCTGATAGAAGCCTCTGTAGATAGTTCTGTAGAAGCGTAAAGCTTAACAGAAGCATCACCAGAAAGTCTGTTAACAACTTCTGTAGACATTTCTGTAGAAGCGTAAAGCTTAACAGAATTATCAGCAGAAACTCTTTGAGAAGTTTCAGTAGATACTAGGTTGTAGATGTCTACTGCAGGTGCGATTGCAGCGCTGTCAACTGTTGTCCAGTCTAGGATTGCTGCGAAATCCGCGATTTGTTTAGAACGAATTTGTGCCATTTAATTGGTTTTTTATTTTTGTTCGTGTTTATTGAACACTACTTTAGCGTAGTATTCTAGTTATATATCGAATATAACTTTATTGAAAAGCCCATTTTCAATATAATATGATGTTATTTTGCAATAAATTTTTAAGAAATTTACACGTCAAATGAAGATGCCTGATAAGTGATATCGACATCATCTGAAGTGTCTAATTCATATCCTGCAGCAGAACCATTCCAAATAAGAATGTCACCTGCAGTAATATCTTTAATAAGTCTTGCTGGCATAGGATTACCAGAAGTATTATATGCTGGATCAGTAGGATCTGTAAAATAAGAGTCCTCTGTATTATCAGCATCGCCAACATTAATTTCAACACCATTAATCTTTACAATAACGTCGCCGTCTGCAAAAGGTGTGTAATCAATATTAATACCTGTAATAAAGTGATCGTGTGTTGTATTAGCAACAACTGTTTGATTTTTATCAACAGAAACATTTACACCAGTTTCTTGTTCAACTGCACCACCAGTTTCTAGCATTAGAAGAATTGCAGATGAACCAGCAGAAGAAGATGTAATACCGTTGTTATTAATATATGTGCCAGATCCTGAGATCATAATGTCACCGCCGTCTTCTCTTGAAAGAACAAGGTATTCTACAGAACCGGCTGCAGTAAATGCTGGAAGACCAACACCTGTAATAAATGAATCGCCAAGAACCTCAATGTCAGTTCCTGAAATATTGATTGATGCTGTAGGTGCTGTAGCCTGGATGGTTAGTTGACCATAAACAGATGGATGTGCACCATCACCAGGATAAACTGAGTTAGCTTCTAGGTTTAGGCCATCTGCAATAAATGCAGCATTAAGTACCGTTGCCATAGTTGCAGCAGTGTATGTAAGATAGTTTGTTGAATCAGGATATTCAACCAAAGGAACTCCCTGATTTTCATCGAAAGTAACTGTTGTTGAATTTGTACCATCAGAGAAAGTTACTGTAAGTGGATTATATGTTGCACCTGAATCTTCAGAGATCGCAATAATTGATACACCGTTTGTAGTAGTAGCTGAATCTGAGATTGTAGTTGCATACTCAGCAAGTTTAGAAGCTACAACCTTATGAGTTGCAGTACTCGTGTTGATAAGATTTACAAATGCATCAACATTAGCAGGTACAATATGAATAGAACCGTCAAATACTGTAATGTTATTAATCTTAAGAAGATCTGATGCAGTTGGTAGGTAGTTAGGGGCTGTTGCCTGAATAGCCGTTTGAACAGCATCTTTTATTTGTAGGAAAAGTGGATTTGTACCCGGAGTCTTTATAACTGAAAGCGCACCTGGATTTAGAGGATCTGCATAATAAACTTCACCTGCATTTCCTGTTAAAAGTTCAGGAGATGTGTGGTTATCAATAATAGTATTGAAAGGCTTAATGTAGATAACTGTATTGTTCATGATCTTCTCTAGAACAACACCTACTGGAATTGGAGAAGCATTAACAGCACCAAACTTTACAAAGTCACCTGTTGTTTGGTCAACTGTGATAATATCACCTTTTTCAAACGATGTTTGTGGAGTTGCAAATTCAAATCTGTATCTTTCTGTTTCTTCTTCAGCTGCGAAACGACCTTGGATTTTATCAATAGATGCTGGAGTAGCAAAGAATGATTGAACACCTTGTGTTGTAAGCATCGGGACTCTGTTATCAGATACCTCGAAGAATGCAATCTTTTCATTAGTTGAAATGAAAGTATTTGAGTATGTCTTATAAGAGATCATATCTATATCCTTTGCAACAAGGTTAATAGAGTTTTCAGTCTTACTTGTAATAGAAACAATTTGAAGAACAATTTGGCCGTCTTGTGTTGTGATCCAATCACCAGTCTTAATATCTAGTGCATTATATTGCTTAGTATTACCCGATCTTGTTTCTGCAGTACCAATAGTCTGGTATGAAATCTGCTCAACTGAAATGTTATATGTAATGTATGCGCCTGTAAATGAGATCTTCGTCTCATCAACATAAGAGTACAATTCTTTACCCGTTACTGTTACTGCAGTACCAGAAAGAAACATTGGTGGGGTTACTGGATTATAGATTGCCATAATTAGAATATAAACATTAGGTAAGCGTGGGCGTTTCTAGAAGAAGCACCGAGACCTGCTGAGTTACCGTATTTAATAAAGTTTTGTCTAACATCCAACGTTATTGTAGATGTAAATGCACCGAAGAAGTTAGGAACAAACTGCCCAGAACCCTGGTTTGTAAAGTTAGCAGATACTGAATCAATCTTACAATCTGCAGCATCTACTCTATATGGATGCACTTCATACTTATATGTTGAAGGTTGCCATGCCATAACTTGGATACCAGTTGGTGGGTGAGATTCACTAAATTGAACCGTAATAGAATAGATTGCATTAGCAGTATCTACGTTAACACCTGTGATTTGTGCGTTAGCTGTTAGAAATCCATCAGCTGTTACAAATAAGTGTGAACCCGTACCTGCAATCAGGTGTTCAGAAGAGTCATAGTTTAGTCTTAGTAGGTACTTGTTAGAACCCGAGCCCGATCCACCCGTTGGTGTGACCCATGTTGTGTTGTATGGATTTGAATCAACTTTTGAAAGAACCTGGCCTGAAGTACCACCTGAAGGGATACCAATACCATTAGCACCTGAAGTACCAGAAGTTCCATTGACACCAGAAGTACCTGATGTACCTGCAGCACCTGCTTCACCATTAATACCTGAACTACCTGATGTACCTGCAGTACCATTAACGCCAGAAGTACCAGATGTACCTGCAGCACCTGCTTCACCATTAACTCCAGATGAACCAGATGAACCATCAGCACCTTGAGCACCTTGAGCACCATTAACGCCAGAAGTACCAGATGTACCTGCAGCACCTGCTTCACCATTAACTCCAGATGAACCAGATGAACCATCAGCACCTTGAGCACCTTGAGCACCATTAATGCCAGAAGTACCAGATGTACCTGCAGCACCTGCTTCACCATTAACTCCAGATGAACCAGATGAACCATCAGCACCTTGAGCACCTTGAGCACCATTAACGCCAGAAGTACCAGATGTACCTGCAGCACCTGCTTCACCATTAACTCCAGATGAACCAGATGAACCATCAGCACCTTGAGCACCTTGAGCACCATTAACACCAGAAGTACCCGATGTACCTGCAGCACCTGCTTCACCATTAACTCCAGATGAACCAGATGAACCATCAGCACCTTGAGCACCTTGAGCACCTTGAGCACCTGCGATACCAGAAGTACCAGATGTACCTGCAGCACCTGCTTCACCATTAACTCCAGATGAACCAGAAGTACCCGATGTACCATCAATACCATTAATACCTGAAGTACCATCAGCGCCATTTACGCCAGAAGAACCTGATGTTCCAGAAGCACCAGCAGGACCTTGAATAGAACCGCCATCAACCCACTGAGAACCATCCCATATGTATAGGACATCAGTATCATCTGATAGATAAGCATCTCCAATTTGTTGTCCAGATGTTGGAAGTGATGCAGAAGTTGCAATAGCACCTTTAAACGTGATACCCATACCTGGAGCACCATCTACACCAGAAGTACCCGATGTACCATCTACACCAGTAATACCAGAAGTACCTGATGTACCGTCGATACCGTTAATACCAGAAGTACCTGATGTACCGTCGATACCGTTAATACCAGAAGTACCATCAGCGCCATTTACGCCAGAAGTACCTGATGTACCGTCGATACCGTTAATACCAGAAGTACCATCAGCGCCATTTACGCCAGAAGTACCTGATGTACCGTCGATACCGTTAATACCAGAAGTACCATCAGCGCCATTTACACCAGAAGTACCATCAGCACCATTAATACCCGAAGTGCCATCAGCACCATCAGTGCCATTTACACCAGAAGTTCCTGAAGTACCGTCAATACCATTTGCACCATCAATACCATCAGCGCCATTTACGCCAGAAGTTCCTGAAGTACCGTCAATACCATTTGCACCATCAATACCACTAATGCCTGAAGTACCCGAAGTACCATCAATACCATTTAAACCAGATGTACCATCAGCACCAGAAGTACCTGAAGTACCTACTGCTCCTGGAATACCATCAATACCTGAAGTACCTGATGTACCAGCAACACCAGAACCTGTAGCTCCGCCATATGCATCAATATTATATGTGATTGTCTGTCCTACTTCAAAAGTATAAGAATTATTAACAGGTGAATATGAATTATCTTCATAAGTTACTAAAACTTCAGTATAATCATTATCGTTATCATCGCCTCCGCCAACTTCGGCATTAATTCTATTGTATCCTGTAATCTCATAGATTGCATACTCATTAGGTGCATTAACATTAACAACTGTAATAGTTGCACCGATATTAGAAGCACCAGCATCTCTCTTTGATAGGTAATTTTCTAGAAGTACGTTTCTTACGTTATTTTGATCTAGATTGTAGAACTTAATAGAAGTTACTTGTGTTGGATCTGCAGAGTCAAACGTAACAGACTTAAGTGCTGGATAAACACCATTAATAGCTGAAACATTATACTTAATATAAGGAGATGAACCAGAACCATTGCCCGATGTAGAGCCTGGATTAGTTACATTTCCACCACCGCTAGGACCAGAGATCGAAGAACCTGCTACAGATCCAATTTCCAGTTGTGGAAGAACATATGTTTTTGCACTTGGGTAGTAGTTAGAGTATGTAATAGTTACTTGCGCGTAAAGTTTTCCATTCGCAAGGTTATTAGACTGTGCTGCTGTAATATCAAAGGAAATGTGACCTTGTGTATTTGAAGCTGGTTGTCCAAGTGTTAGGTAGTCAGTGACACCAGAGATAACTGGGTTTGAGTACTGATACATCTTCTGACCAAATGAATTATAAAGAGATACTGTAATGGAATTAGCATCTGCGGCATTCAGTTGATTATTGATATAATCTTTGTATAAAATAAGTTCGACATTCTTTGGTGTTCCTGCTGTAACTGTGACATTAGAGCCGATAAACGCCATTATATCGTCTTTTGCAACGTAAGGCATATTTATGCTATCTTATTTTCTGTTTCTTTATATATCAAGCTTAAAAAGTGAAATCCTTCATTAAGCTAGAGTATAAAACGCTTTTTGCCACTGGCATAACAGCGTCTAAAAATGGATAAGATGTTGTATAATCTATCCGAGCAAAGAGAACCTTTTCGTTGGTTTTAGATACTTCCTTGTGAAATTCTGTTAGTTCTGTTGGGTCAAATGGAACTTCTTTTACAAGATCTATATTAAATGATCTCCAATCACTTCCTAATTTAGCAGGCTTTTTGAATGAATAGAAGTAGATTGTATTTCTATTGTGTATGATTGCAACGTATCCATCTGCAAGACTTGACTTCTTTTCAGGAATCCAAGTTAACTTTAGTTGTGACTCTACTTCTCTCCAAGTAAGTCTTGCATCCATATAAAGATCCTCGAATTTAATAATAGCCTCGTTTGCAAGGTCATGCATAACTTGCATACTCTCGCTTAAAGGATCTTTAGGGACTTCATAAATAATTTGAAAGTTGACAAAGTCAATATCTTTGGCAACCTTCATCTTGTCATCAAGACTTTCTTTCTCGTATTTAAACCTATAAAGAAAGTCTAGTTGAAATTCTAACTCTTCAATTACAGGCCATATAAGACCGTGCTGCAGGAAACCGGAAAGTCTTTTAAGCTTTGCCAGCATAATATACCTTTTGAACTCCAAGTCCATAGGCCCTGATACAAACCAATCACGGTCAAATTCTCTCATGGTGTATATATCACCTGAGACATGTATCTAGTATGTACCGAGGTCCATTGTTGGTATGTTTTTTTCTTTGACTACTTCGTCCCAAAGTTGTTGATACTGTCTTTCACCGTGCTTGAGTACATGCCTTGGTTGTGGCTCAACAGCCCTAGGAATCATTTGAACATCTTCAGCAGTAGGCAGTGGTTTACCATATTTTATAGCCATAAGGTGGAAAAACAAATGTCTTGTAGTTCCATCAAATTCTTCCATAACACCTTCAACAAACTCAGGATCCATATCGAATTCGGCTGCAAGACTCAATCTAAAATCATTTAAAAGATTAAACTCTGTGATCAAATGTTTCTCGAAAATAATATTTAGACGCTTATTTTTTTTGATACGATTGTCTCTGATCTTCTCTTCAATAGTCTCTCTGGTAGATCTTTCAAACTTTTTTCTGATCTCTTTGGACTGTTCTTCATGAATAGCATCCTCTAAATACATTTCATATCCTAGGTGATTGTACTCGAATTCTCCGAACTCGATTCGTTGTAAAAGTTTAGAGTAACCCTTCCAAAAATGCTGTGGCTTTAATTTTAATGTTGAATAAAATCTACGCCACCATGTAAACTGCCTACTACTCATTATTTGTTTATCTTTATTTGTACTACTAATATACAAAAAAAACCCGACATAAAAAAATGCCGGGTTAGTTATTTTCAAAAAAAGTTACTAATACGTTATAGGCTTGTTAACATGTCCATCAATTCTTGTTGTGGAAACATATCAACTTTGTCCTTTCGTGTGTTTGTGTGCGTCCAAAGGCCCTTTACTCTACCGTAGTATGCATCTTCGTTAAACTCAAATGCTGCAGCACCGTTCTTTTTAATAAGTGCAGGCAAACCTGCTCTAACATCAATACCGTCTCTTTCAGCAATCCAAAGAATCCATTTATGCAAGACTTCAATCTGCTTATCAGAGTATCTGTGCCATTCTGTGTGACCTCTAAATGGTTTTGCCAACTTAACGATCTGTGAATCTGCAACTGCTGCACCTGCGTAAGTTTTGCCACTTACAACGTATCCAAAGTTACAAACCTCGATACCTACTGAGTTTTTATGCATAGTCTGGGATCCATTTTTACCCAAGTGCCATGCATAGTTTCCTGTTGGAAATGCTTGTACTAGTACTCCATCAAAGGATTCATCGTCACCCTTACAAGAAGGTCCACCTAAAACAAACTCAGTTGCAATCTGTCCTTGAGTATCAGCATCCCATGCTTTAATCGTGTTAAAGGGATTATGCCAGCCGGCTGTGTGGTGCAAGAATAACCACTCAGGTTTGATTGGTCCAGCTTTATATTCATCCTTTGGCATGAAGTATTCAATTACTTCAAGTCCATTAGGTGATTGATAACTTGATTTAGTATAGTTACCCTTTGCAGCTTCTGGTTTAGCTTCTGATTTTGAGATGTCAGTATCTGCTAATCCCATTTTACCCCAAGTTGCAGGTCCAACAATTCCATCGGCTGTTAAGCCATTGGCAACTTGCCATTTTTTTACGGCAGCTTCAGTACCATTACCAAAGATACCATCGGCATTTAATTTAAGAAATTGTTGTAATTCCTTTACATCAGAACCCTTAGATCCATTTTTTAGTATCATTCCTCGTCTGTATTATCTTTTTTACTAATCTCATCAATTAGTTGTTTTTCTTTTTCAGAGTCTTTGAACCAGTGATCAACCACTTTACCAAAAGCTCCAATAAGTGCTCCTAATAGTAGTAGCAGTATTTCTTTCCACTCGCTGGATATTTCAGTGTCAGTGTGCATTGCATGGCCTATGCCGATGATTACTCCAAAGAAGGAGAATACAATGGTAAAACTAAGTACAACTTTGCCTAATAACATTCTTTTGACTATATCTACAAGTTTCATTTCTTCTTTTTCTTATTTCCACCAGTGATGCCACCGATCATATTACCAGCTTTTTTACCAGCATCTTTAGCACCACCGACAGCAGCATTTCCTGCATCTTTAGCACCACCGACAGCAGCATTTCCTGCATCTTTAACACCACCGACAGCAGTATCTACCGCCTTTTCGGTTTCATTAGCAACTGCTTTACCAGCATCTACTACAGCTTCTTGTGCAGGATTAGTATCTACACTTACTGAAAGATCTAAATCAACACCAACTAGTAGAGCAACCTTACCATCAACACCGACAGTTGCAACACCGTCATCCATTGTAGCACCACCGCCGACTGCAGCACCAACTTGTGCTCCAACAGATGCACCAGCACCTGCTTCAACTCCATTTCCATTCTTATCGTATGTACTATTAGATACTCCACCGCCAACGGATGCGCCAGCAACTGCACCTGCATGACCTTCAACACCATCCATTCCCACTTGTCCACTTGCACCGACATAGGCCTTAGCTTCAGCGCCGGCATGAACTTCAGTTGTATTGGTTACACCACCATATTCTACTGCGTTAGATGCTCCAACTCCAACTGATGCTCCAACTTCTGTGTGTGCATCTACTGCTGCATTTCTTCCATCCCAACCTGCTTCAGCAGTTGCTTCAGCGTGAACTTCAGCACCCGCATGTGCTTCTTGTGAAACGGTTACATCACCAATTTGATTTTCATTTTCTACGCCAGCATGTGCTTCTACGCCTGCTTCAGCACCGGCTTTTACTGATGTATCTGTTACTTCTGTTCCGGCACTTGCATTTGCAGATACTCCTAGGTTTTCATCACCCACTGAGTTGTTTGTTTCTTCTGACATAATTTTAGATATATTAATATATTATATATCTAAAAAATCCAGCTGAAAGCTGGATTCTATAATACCTGTTAAAGTCGTGATTAGAAGTTGTAATCGTAGAACTTGCGAGGGCTATCGCTAATACGCTTCCAGTCGTATCTACCAAGGGTCATCTTAACCTCGATGATATCACCTTGCTCTTCAAAGATCCACTCTTGAGAGCGGTTGTTTGTGCAATGGAACGAAAAGCCACCAGGAACAAAATCCATTTTAGTCTTGTTCTCAATCGCTACAACAGGTTGAACGTAAAGAATAGTCTTAGACTTGATGCCAACGATCTTACCGATCGGATTAACGTCTGAGTAAAGAACTTCGTTGATGTACTTACCAATCATGTCCTCTGTTGCTGTAAAACCACGTCTTGTCATTTGTTTATCTTTTAATTATAGTACTAATATACAAAATTCCGGTGACATAAAAAAATGTTTGCAAAACTTTTTTAGCAAATTTGTCTTTGACCTGTAAATGGACCGATCTTAAAACAGCTTGCATTATTAGCAACTATGTTATCGGCCTGCTCTTTGGTCAAACCTGTGGTGCATGCACCGTTGGCAGTATTACGCACCTGCCAGTACTGAAAGTATTCGATGTTTTCCATATCTCTGTTAATTATACTACTAATATACAAAATTCCGGTGACATAAAAAAATGTTTGCGAAACTTTTTTGCAAAAAAAAGCCCACCGAAGTGGGCTTATGGTCTCGGAATATCTCATCCGAGGTGGTTATTGCAATGTATATATCGCTTTAGTTCTTTGCTTTGATCTTCTCTGCTGATACAGAAGCATGGATAGCCTCTGGATTAGTAGTCAAACCCCATTGAATGATAAACCAAGACATTTCTTTTTCGGCATTCTTCTTTGTTAGGTCCAATTCTTCCATAAGAAGATTAACACCCCATTCCATGAATGACTTTTCTTCTTCAAGAGTTGTTGAAAAGCGCAAGTACCACTGTGGATCTTGCTTAACATCTTTGTATGTTTTGCCATGTGGCAAGAGTTGCCTGTTTACAAGCTGAGTAAAGACCTCTTGTTGTTTTTCTTTACGGTCCATTTTTAATTCTGAATTAATTGAGATTGATAGATCGAACCTTGATCTTCTAGATATACGAATGTATCGATGTCGATTGAACACATAACAGTTCCTGGAACATGTTGTTCAAAGTATTCTACTGAAACACCACCAGCATCACCAGATGATGCAATGATACCGTTTAACGTAACGACCTCTGATCTTGGTACGTAAATATAAATATTCATATTAGCTATAAATTTTGTCTGCACATGAAGGGCAAAGCTGACCAGCACCTTCTACATAATTAATACGATTATCGATATGAGTTGTTTCATCATATTGTGTTTCGATACCGCAAGATACACATGAATCTTTCATGCTTTATTAAATTAAATTAAACAAGTGACCCGTACGAGATTCGAACTCGTGATCTTCTCCGTGAAAGGGAGATGTCCTAAACCGCTAGACGAACGGGCCGTTTAGTGTTTATATGTGTAAAATGTAAAATGTTTCAAATTACCACAAACCCCTTGGACATACCGTCTTTGTTGCTAGGGTTTTTGCAGGAAGATTACAACCGCATCCCTTTACAAGATTTCCTGTTACTGTATGTGGTGCTACTTTCGATGGATTACATATAGATCCAAGTCTTAATTCACATGAATCACATATAGACATTCTCTTAGAGGCAACTTGCTTTGTCTCTTCATCGAGTCTGTCAAACTTGTCTGCTACAAGTCTACCCCAACCTTCTAATATATTTAGAATACTATTCATTACATTAAAAAATAAACCCTAATGTATAGAAAACTATGCATTAGGGTTATTCAATTGCCACATTAGCTCCACTTTGTTTTGCCAGAGAACAAAGAAACTCTTGTGGAGAATAACGGAGTCGAACCGTTGACCTACTGCGTGCAAGGCAGTCGCTCTAGCCAGCTGAGCTAATCCCCCATCTATCCGTTATCTTTAGGTGGATAAAACCCGTCGTAGCCGTAATTACGAACATCTGACTGCGTTGAGCGAAAGACCGGGTTCGAACCGGCGACCCTGACCTTGGCAAGGTCATGCTCTACCAACTGAGCTACTTTCGCATTGGTATCATTTATATGATATAAACTATCGGGTGTTTCAAAAAGTGAGGGTAAATATTTGCAACTATTTACCCTCGTAAAAGACTTACTCTGGTGCGCTAATCTAACGAAAAGCGTAGTAAGTACTGTTGAGCCTCCTGTCGGACTCGAACCAACGACCTACTGATTACAAATCAGTGGCTCTACCAACTGAGCTAAGGAGGCATTTAGGAAGGTTTTCAACAGACACTTATTCGATAGCGTACTTCCAACTGCTTTCTTTTCCCGAAAGTCAACCACAGTAAGTGTACTTACGTGGATTTTTTAGGCTAGACTCAGTCTTATTGTGCGACTTCTTCAGCCACTACTTCTTCAGTTGCTACTTCTTCAGTTGCAACACCTTCTTCAACTACAGTTTCTTCAACTACAGTCTCTTCTACTGCAGCTTCGTTACAAGCTACAGCAGTGAAAGCTAGAAGAGCAAAAAGCATAAACTTTTTCATATTACTCTTATTTGATAATTAAACCTGAAAGTGATCTTCCGTAAGATCATGCTTTCATTGCGGAGGCGGTAGGATTCGAACCTACGGACCTGTTACAGTCAACAGTTTTCAAGACTGCCGCGATCGACCACTCTGCCACGCCTCCTTGCACTATTTTTAAGGAATAGTTAAACCTTTTTTGGAGCCAATATGTCAAAGAACTCTGAGTTACACGCCTGGGTTGTGAACCGCTCAGGAATCGAACCTGAAACCTACGCATTAGAAGTGCGTTGCTCTATCCAATTGAGCTAGCGGTCCAAATCTTATTAGATTTAGACTTGTGCGGATGAAGGGAATCGAACCCCCACTTCGTAAGAAACCAGATCCTAAGTCTGGCGCGTCTACCAATTTCGCCACATCCGCATTAAAAAGGGAGGCTAGCCTCCCGCCTTTGTATGTGTAACCAAAAAACAAAGAACTTAATTCATTTACTGTATTTATACTCCACAGTGGGAGTTTGTTTCAGTTAAACTGAAACTTTTTCGTTAATTTTTTCGAACTCGAATTTGCCTTTGATAACAGCATTCAAGGCAGTACCCTGTGAGCTAGCATTAGCAAATTGGTTGTATGATTCAACATCTACATTGCTGTAAACGTAAGTAGCATGGTTAAAGTGAACCGTCAAAATCTTATGTTCGTAGTTATAACTACTTGAGAGCACTGTAGAGCTATCGTAATGGTTTGTTTGAGACTTAATCATTGGTTATTTAATCTTGATACAAGTATTATACAACGCGCTTTAAAAATGTTTCAGGGTTGGTGTAAATAAATTAACCGTTACTTAATACCGTTCCAGGTGCAAGCGCAACTGTTAGCGTGCCTTCAAGTCTTGACTTCATTAGATTAACTGCCTCAAGAAGTTCAGCATATGATTCAGGATTACCACCAGTAGCTCCAGCAGGTTTACTTCCGGCAGTTGAACTAGATGCAGGTGCAGCAGCAGGGGCTGTACTTCCACCACCCTGTCCACCAAACTTAGCTAGTGCTTCAGATAGTGCTTCAATAGCTTCAATCAAAGATTCACCAAGATCCTCAATAAGAGTATCTCCATTATTCTTCGAAAGGTATGCAAGACCTTCATAAAGCTTTCTTACCTCTGTTACCTTTTCAAGATCAAGATCATTAATAGACTCTTTCCAGTCTTCCATAGATGTTGCCATGCGACCATACGAATTTGCAATGGTTGTCATAGTAAGTCTTGTATTAGCATCAAACTTCATGCTTCCTTCACCTGCAAAAATACTAGCCATTGCAGATATGATGTTCTGTGACTTTGTAATAAGTGCAGTAGTATCAACGTCTGTTTCGTTAAATATTTTTACAAACTCGGCAAGTTTAAATAGAGGCTCTGCGATTCCAGTTACAATAGAAATACCTTCTTCAATTACAGAGTTACCAAACCAACCCCAGTTATCTTCTGCTTCAGGCATTGCACCAACTTGTCCAAATGTACCTGTCATAGCAAAAATGATGTCTTGTGTCTTTTTAGTTACTAGTGCAGTATCAACTTTAATCTTTCCAAATTCATTGATAAATTTAGCAAGACCCATTAGAGGTTCGGCAAAGTCTCTTGCAATCTGAATACCTTCTTCAATTGCAGAATGACCGAACCAACCCCAACTATCGTTAGCAGCATCAGAAGAGCCAATCTCACCAAATGTTTCACTTAATGATTTTACAATCATTTGTGTATTTGTAGTAACACGAGCAAAGTCAGCATCTGTAAGCGTTCTAAACTGAGTAGGATTACCATTCTTATCCCAAGCTGTAGGAAACTTAAGGTCTGACATGTATTGAATACCCATTGCAATACCAGAAAGTGCTTTACCCATTCCATGTACTGCCTTAATACCCTGGTATACTGGAGAAGCACCTGAATAATCACCTAAGAAAATCGTTGAAAAAGTTGGACCTGATCCTGGATACTTTGCTCCGATTTCACCAAATGCATCTGCAATAGCATATACTGCTTTGCCTATTTGTTTTCCTAGAACACCATAATCAATCTTAAGATCTTGAAACTTTTTAATACCGGTTCCAACCCACCAAAGTGCCATACCTGCCATAATCATTGCTGGAGCTCCAACATACATACTAGCAATTGCAGCAGGAGGTAACATAAATGAACGTGCAATAGAAAGAAGTGCCCATTCAATTTTAGACATTGGGCGGCCGCCTTCAATGATTTGTATACCCAGTACAGAGAAACCTTTAGTAGCATGGCCTGAATCTTCAAATATAGACTCAGATCCTGATATTGCTTTTGCAAACATTGAGATACCAAGGCCTATTAATATAATAGCCAATCCAGCAAAAATCATAGAACCTGCACCAGCAACAATAAGAGCTGGAACTGGTGGAATACCTGCAAGAGCCATAACAGTACCGACTGTTAAAATAGCCAGTCCTATTTGTCCAATTGTAGTAAATCCATCTGCATTAGGTGGAACAAACGCTGCAAATAGTGCAGTACTAAGAGCTATGATACCAACTGCAAACGATGCTTCAAGCATGGCTGTAGCACCTAGTGCAATTTGTGGAGCAAAGTTTCCTGCAAGCCAAAATATTCCGGCAACAGTAACGATTGTCAATGCCATAAGCCCTAGGGCAGCAAGCGGATTATTTACTATTGCTACTATTACAGCAAATGTAGCAAGGGCAAGTCCTGTGATAGCAACTCCGATAGCAGCATCCTTTAGGGCAGGAACTGCTGTATTAACCTTTTGATCAAATTTATTCTTATCTAGTAGATCAAAGATGGTATACAATGTATACATCTGCAATGCAAATAATCCAACACCTACAGAACCTATTGCAAGTAATACAGTAGCACCGACCATCCATAATCCAAACTTGAATATAGCTTTACCAAGTTGTTCAATCTGCTTTATACCTAGAATGAGTACTCCCATTCTCTTTTGCGCCTCGCTTGAATCGCCGACCATTTGTAGGGCTTCAGCAATCTTTTTAAGACCTTCACCTATACCATCTAATCCAACACCTAATGCTTTAGCAGAAGCATTGCTTACTTTAACAAGTACGGTATTTCTATTACCGAATAAACCCCCACCCTTTTTCTCTTTAGTTTCTCCATTAGCTATCATCTTAAGATACTTCTCCATATTCTTGAATATAGAGAATAGTTCACCACCACTAGTAAGCGTTGATACAAGGACAAATGAATTATCATTTATACCTTTTAATTCTTGAAGTGCTAATTTTTCAAATGGAGATTTAAATAGGTTCACGAAGGTTAGACTATATTTAAGCTATATATCAAAGCTTTGGCATCTTCATAGAAGGCATGCTAGGTGATTTTAAGCCGCTTCCTAATCCTGACATGCTAGGCATCTTAGGCATCTGTGGTTGCTTGAATGAGTTTTTCTGATCTTGGAAATCGTCTTCTTGCTGCTTTTGACCTTTTTGTTGTTCTTTGAGCATATCTGAGAGTTCTTTAACGATGTAGAAGTACTCATAGTATGGGAGTGCTTCAACCTCGCTAGGTTGAATTCTCAGATGATGCATCAAATAAAACTTAGTCTTAAAGAAGTTCTGAAGAGAGATCTGAAATAATGAAAAGACTCTTGATTCCACCTGGAAAGTTAAGCGGTACGAGGACCTCCTCACCCTCGTGATCAACTTTAAGTTCTGGCTTAACTCCGATCTTCATTTGTTCAGCAAGTCTATAAACGACCATGTATTTCTTTTCAGTCCAACCCTGGAATTCAATCTCTTTGTCAAAGATAGCTTTAGTATTGAAACCTCTCCAGTCTTGTGTAATGTATGGTAGAATTTGGATGAAAGACTGATCCCAGTTTTTACGCTCTCTTTGACGAGTTTGCATAAACTTAGTGATTTCTTCCATAACACCAATTGTAGGTGGTGCCATTCTAACTTCACCTGCTGATTTAGTTTGGATTAAGAAAGCTCTTGCTTCCTCATCATAGTATGATTCGATTTGATCAGAGATCTTCTCAACATCAAGGTGCTCACTCTTAAGTTCAACCTTAAATGGCTTACCATTTGAATCGCTTGCTTCGATCATTAGCTTGTTCTCAGTTTCTGGGAACGTAAGATCTCTAATAGCTAGAAGGATAAAGATTCTATCTTCTTCAAGGAAATCCTTGTAAGAAAGAACTCTTGAACCCACTGTGAATTTAGCACACGCCTTAACGATTGAGTTTAGTTTCTCTTCAATATCGACAATGTTTTGTTCATCAATTGTTGAAAAGTGTCTGATTTCAGCAACTCTAGCCGATCTGATTTTTAGTTCAGCTCCGATTGGATAAAACCTTCCTTCAGATGGTAGATTCTCAACATTCATGCTAATCCATCCTAGATGGTGATCCGAAGATTCAACATCATTTAGGAATCTTGACATAGTTGCCTTTCCTAGACCTTGAGACTTAATCTCTTCCGCCATTGGATTAGAAGTCTCCTTTTCTTCGACCATTTGTTTATAGTCGTCTTGATTGTAATCGCTCATAATTTACTTGTTTTTAAGTTGCTTTAACTTGGTTTTGTCAAATGTTTTTTGGTCGTCTGACGTCGACTCTATCTCTAATCTGATTAATTCTCTAATAAATGCTGACATAGAAATCGGGCGTGAACCCTCTGCTATTGCTTTATTGAGAATGATCCTGTTCAAGATAGCAACTTCATCTTCTGATAGAAGAACTTGAAGTTTCTTTGTCAATTTACTTGAATCATTCATATTATGTTGATAATATATTATCTTTTGAAAGGTGTTAAAAAAGAGGGGAAGCGTTAACTACCCCCTCTTTATAGTTAATTAAGTTAGATTAAAGAATCTCTTCTTTCCAAGAGTCACATCTCCAAGTAACTTCCATTTCTTGTGGATCAGCAGCTGAATAGTCACCGCCCTCTAGGAATGGTAGACCTGAAGAGATAAAACAATCTTCAAGTGTTACAGTTCTGAAGATAGCTCCAGTTCTGTCAAATTGTGTTACGATGATAGTACCAACGTAATCTCTCTTTAAACCAAAAGTACCTGTATTTGGATTGTAAATCAAATTGTACCATTGCTTTAGAGTTTTGTACACGTATGCCTCGTTAGCCTCGTTTAGGTTAAGCGTAAATGCGATAGCTACATCTAGTGCAGTTGTGTCTGGCTGTGACGCGAATGAACGAGTTACAAACTTGAACTTCTGCTCTTGAGTACCGATCTCTTTATTGATCGCTAGACCCGAAATAGTCTTAACATGCTGTAAAAGCATGTTAGCACCCTGTACACCAGCTGGGGGAAGGATTGTTACTTCAAACAGGTTCTGTTGAACTGGTTCAAAGTTTCTACCTTTCTTGCTAGTTTGGTCGTTTGAATAGTGTGGTAATGGCATTTCTTCTAAAAGCTTTTTTTATATATCTGTTTAGCTGAAGTTACCTGTCGCAATTTCACCTGTGTTTAGAACAGTTGTTCTGTGAACAACGATTTCTAGACCCTTAACTGGTTCAACATAAGTATCGATGATACCCATATTTGCGTCAATCACATCATTTGTGTTATTAGTTGTGTCCATTACGTTTTTGTAATCATAAACACCAAAATCAGCCTTAACTGACTCTAGGAATGAATCCGCAAGAGTCTTGATCTCAAGTCTTGTTTGTGCAGTGTTGAACTCAAATACGTAGTTCTTCAGAATTGCTGCGATACCATCTTGTATGTAGATCAACACCTCCCTAACATGCGCTGACGATAATGCTGACTGAACAGACTGTTGTGCAGTCTTGTTGCCAAGAATTGTTAGACCAACGCCTCTTTGGAAGACGATCGGGTTGTAGCCGAATGGCTCAAGGATGTCTCTGTCTGACTTGTCGAATGCATACTCTGCACCAACAACACCAGCACCTGAAACAACACCTCTTCTTGGACCAGCAACGATTGCCCATGGTAGAGAATCAGTGTACTTGTCGATGAAGTTATTTGAAACATAAGCTGCAGGTGGAACAACGATATCCTTATTGTTCTCTCTTACGATTAGACCTGGGCCGTAGTAGAATGCATAGTTAGCACCATCTGTGATCGAAGGTAGAGTGTATAGAGCAGAAGGATTCTTATCTAGGTTACCACCAGTTGCAACGTAGTTAACGTTAAATGCACCGTTTGCATCAGTAAATGAAGGATTTGTAGAAGATCTAAAGTCCTTGATGAATGGAGCGTTTACGATAGCTGAAGCATTTTGTCTATTCTTAGCTAGAGATGCAAGCTGTACTTTGTTTAGAAGGTTACCAGCGTCATAAGAAGCGAATGTATCAACAATGTATCTGAAAGTGATATTGTCTTTGTCAGCTAGTGCTGTTCCAAGAGAAGTTGCAGAACCTACTGCGTTTAGGCAGTCCTCAATGCTTTGATTACCTACAACTGCACCTGCGATAACCATAGGAGCGTATACTGTAGAAGCCTCTTCGAAAGTTTTGTATGCACCACCGAATGCAGCTGCTGGAGTTGCAACAGTGTATACTGTGTAAGTTTGAACGTCGAATGCGCCTGAGTCATCTACACTCTTGATGATTCTTGTCACCTTAGTGATTCTAGCAGCTTCAGCTGCATCAATGTATTGACCAACTTTTAGACCGAATGCAGGAACTGCTGCGTCTGTACCGCCGTTAACAGTTAGGTTAGCCTCATCATATGTAAATGTTGCAAAAGATGCTGTTGCAGCGTAAACCCATTCAGCACCCATATCAACATTTCTGTCGCCAGCCCCTACCTTGTAAGATAGAAGATCATATGCTAGTGAGTCATTGTATACGTGACCAACAAGATCAAGCATAGTGCCCGCGTCGTTAGTTACTGCATCTTCATGAACTGCGCAGAAAAGACCTGTTCTTCTTGCTTCAGAGTTGATGATAGTTTCGATGTATAGTTGTGTACCTTCTAGATCTACAAAACCTGGTAGTAGTGAACCTGTGTATTGTGCGATTAGAGATACTTGTCTTAGGTTAGCGAAATCAGCTAGCTTGTCAGATAGAAGACCATCTGCATTGAATAGTTCACCGTAAACTGGATCTGTATCCATGTCAGCAGCATTGAAACCGCCCTTGAATACGAAAACGTCTACCATGAAATCAGAAATTAGATCGAAATCATTTAGGTATGAAGGAACATTGCCCTCGCCATACCATTCTCTTGCAGTAACATCAAAAGGTTTAACGCTTTGCGCCTTTCTAATGAAAACTGTAATGTTATCTTGCTTGATGTTGATGAAACGGATTAGGTAATCTTCGAACATACCAGCAGTACCAACTACTGAGTTAACTGCATCGTCAGATGGAGTCCAGAATTTTTCAGTGTTGAAAAACTTGCGGTACTCATCATCTGTTGTAGCTGCAGGAGAACCGATGAAATCTAGAGCCTCTGTTGAACCGTTTGTTGCAGGAGCTACATAAGAAATTTTATCATCTGAGTCAAATGCAGCTGTGTTAAGGGCCAAAATAGGACCTCTTGTTAGAGCTGCTAGTGCAGATCTGTGGAAGAACATGCCTTTCTTCTCCAAGTTACGGTCAATGCTACCAAAAACATTGATGAACTGTTCAACAGACTCTACTAGTACCGGAGTATTGTAAGGACCCTTTTTAGAGTGACCTACAACCAATCTGATAGTCTCAGCAGGAATGTTAACAGTCTGTGACTTATCGAATTCAAGACGGTATACACCAGAGCTCTTGTATTGTAAAAGTTGTGGACTTAGTGCCATAATTATATAGACTATATTTTTTTTGCTTTATGTATATATCAGCCTTTTAAGATAACTCTTTGATTTTTTGGATGAAATCCTTAACGTCGTGTGAAAACAAAAGGTCTTTGTTTTCTAAAAGTATACTTTCTTCTACATCCCACCATTTTATGTCTAAAAGATCTTTAATAGTTTCATCATCGAATCTTTTTTTGATTGGTTTTGCTGGTGAACCACCTATTATTGTATAGGGCTCAACGTCTTTTGTTACAATTGCATCTGTTGCTATAATTGCTCCATGGCCAATAGTAACCCCTGACATAATAGTTGCTGCATGTCCAATCCAAACATCGTTACCTATATTTATGTCTCCATTTGAAAATATAAAATCAGATGGATCATATTCAGTGTCAAATGGTAAATATGTTGTAACGTTTTTATAGTCATGATTTCCGCTTAGCATAAACTTACAACCCCCTGCAATTGAAACATATTTACCTATATTGATCTTATACTTATCTAAGTGGAATAATTCAGTGTATATCTTAGAGTTAGTGCTTTTAATTATCTCATAGTCTCCAGTGGCCCTAGCCCTAAGAACACTATTTATAAACCCGTCTTCTTGTTTTTTGGTTATTTGAACATTTACAATACTAGGCTTGTTATTAAGGGCTAGCATCATCTGTTGATTAAGATCTAGTGTTATCATAGCTTATTTCAAAAGGTCGTAAATATCGTATTGTAGATCACCATCAATATCTTGATCCTTGTAAAGGATTTGTTCCATCTCGGTATGCATTTCATCTTCAATAACATCTAGAAGTTCTTCTACGAAGTCAGCATAATCAATTGTTTGCAAGAATTCTGATATTGTAACGCAAGACATTAATGTATCGTCATTTCCGTGTTGAGCTCCGTAAGAACCATTTGCCTTTACACCAAACATCGATGCCTCTTTAATAGTTTCATTTTCTGTAAAGTTGATTCGGTTTTCTTCTACCATCTTTTTAAGATTCTGGCACATTACAGCCTTGTTATCTGACTTAATTTTAATGCCAGGCTTAAATGTTCTTGCATCATGACGGTGTTTAAACCTAACGATCATTTCTTCATCAAATTCGTTTCTTTGCGGGAACAGAGTTGTCAGATACTTAATCAGGATAGAACCATATGTGTTGAATTCAATGATCAACTTAACGTTTTCTGGATTAAACACCTCTACTGAAAGTGTATAAAGTACTTTTGCAAAGTCTTCAATAGTATGTTCATTGGATCTAAATAGTCCAACTTGCTCTAACCTAAAGAAGTCATACATAGCCCCTGGATTTGGAAGCAACTTCATGTGTTTATTCTGCATCGGAACAATCTGGAACATATTAATAACTGAATAGTCACCTCCATTTCCTTCGGCAATATCTACTGAGAATACAAAATAGTTCTCACTATCGGTAGCACTCTCAATATCAAAGCCTGGTCTAAATCCAAGGTATCCCTTGAGGTCCATGTTGATGTTTTCGAAATCTTCTAGATCTTCATACTCATATTTGATCATGCCCTTACGTAGCTTCTTCATAGTCTGTGGATCGAATAGAAGGTTTGATGAACTAACGAACTCATTACCATACTGTCGGTTAAACGCATCCTCTGAGCCAAGGTTCTTCAGCTCTCGTTGGTACCATGTATCATCTCTATCAGGGTGTTGCCACCAGTCGATACGCATCGGCTTGTAAGCATTAAGACCCTTATCAGCAGCATCATAGATTTCATAAAACTTATTAAATCCGTTTGGTGTTGATGTGATAATGATCCTAGAAACTTTAGAAGCTGAAAGTGTAGGATAAACGTTTTCATAGAATGAATCTACGATAGAAGGGTGGATGTGAGCAAACTCGTCAAGGAACAGGGTGTGGATCGTAAAACCGATACCTGCCTTTGCAGTTGTTGCTTGACCAACAAGACGACATCCGTTATCACACTTAACGTTCATGACATCATACTTAACAATACCAGGCTTCATAAAGAACGGAAGGTTCTCGATAACTGTCTTTGCCTTGTCGATGATTTCTTTTGTAGAGTCTGACTTGTTGGCAAGTAGTAGTGTGTTTTTATCAACCTGAAATGTAAGGTACCATGCATTAAAGATAGAGGCTGTAACTGTTTTACCCATCTGACGAGAAGCAAGTACAATATTGAACCTCTCATTTTGGAAGTTACGTAACATATCCTTTTGATAGTCACGAAGCTCAACTCGACGAATACCCTCGTCTGTCATAACTACAGCATACTTCTCTGCAAAGTAAACAATATCACTTGCACACTTTGCTAGTTCTTGAATCTCTTCGTCAGTATATTCAAAGACGATATTACCCTTACGAAGAAACTGTTTACCCTCGTAAAATGGCAAGGCAACCTTAGGCCTATAACCCTGATCAAGTGCTAAAACAAGGTCATTAACCTTTTTAGTTGACCAGATAAGTTTAACTGCCTGTGTATCGCCGTCATCTTTTGGAATCCAAGCATTATCACCTACGTAGTCACTCATTGTTCTGTTGATTCGTCTTCAATTTCGGCATCCTCAATCACATTGCCAGCAATACCAGCCTGGATCTGAGCCATTAAGTCTTTAGTACCTCTTTGTACGTTTTTAGATGCACCGTCTTCTATGTGTTTATCAAGTACATCTCTATTTGTTCTTTCTTGATACATCTCAGCATCTCTAGCGATTCGCTTCATAGATTCCTCAGTTGCCATCAAGTACATTGTTTGTGATTTGATAATATCTAGCATTGACTTCTGAAGAGTTGCTAGAACCTCAAACATTCTAGGAGCAAGATCACCTTCTTCAATAGTTTCAAGAAGTCTTGTTAGTGCTCTCTCACCGGCTTGAAGCTGGAATACCAATGACGACATTGTCATTTCGTCCATGCGTTTCTTTGCCTTTACATATTCATTGTGTTCAATGATGTCTGCATCTAGATAGAAACGCATCAATGAATCGATAGTCTTTTTAGCCTGCTTGTCAGCACCTGACTTTACTTCTCTAAAATCAAATGGTTCATATTGTTTTGCTGGAAGCTGTGGATCAACCTCTACAATCCCATCTAATGACTCATCGTCACCTATTAAACTGTCTAATTCGTTTCTAATCTCGTCTGCCTGCGAACGCAGTGGTTTACCTTGTGCCATAAATGTTATTATGTTATTCTGATAATATATATCAGAAGTTTGGAATGCCGCCAATAACTTTGGCTCTCTGTCTCCATGTATCTAGAACCTGCTGTCTAGTATCAGCATTTAAATATGTCTGTGTATCTAGGTACCTATTAACTGTATTAGTCATAGGTTCCTTTCTACTTTTAGCCTCTCTTCTAAGGCCTTGGATATTTGCATCAATCTCTTTTGGAAGTAGTAGATAGAAGTGTTGTGGTAGAACTTCAGCCTCGATAAGCTCTCTCATACCTGAATCATCCTGGTTTGGTTTTCCAGGTCTGTAGTTACCAATGTCAGCACCATCTTGTGTAATGTGTTCGATCTCATGTCTCATTACATCGATAAGGTGGTTATAGATCTCTGACCAATAACCCGGAAGCCATGCAGGCTCACATGTAAAGTCTACAATAATAAAAGGTGTTTGATCATCGCCTTCATCGTCAATGTCTCTACCATCAGCTCCTGTTGAATTAAGAATATTGAATCCCTTTCCTTCGAATCTAATTGTACAATCAAGGTCAAACTCAAGCTTTTTAGGACCTAGCTCAATCTGCTCGTAAAATGAACTGCTCTTCTGTCCTTTTGAATAGTCAGAAACCCACTTCTTGATCGTTGCACCTGTTAACTTTCTTGCTAGAGAGTCGTAGCTAGATCTTTCAGTAATGTATTGTTCAAACAGTTTAATATGTTTCATAATTATCTAGAGTTTCTATATCTCTGATATGATAGTGATGGGATTGCATTGTCAATAACTAATGCTAGGTGTGCATCTCTAACCAAAGTTTGGTTTAGAATATTTGAGTGTTGCTCTTCTTCAATAAGCTTCTTCCAAATACGGATATTTGTCATCTTTAGTTTACCACCGCGTAGTTGGTAACCCTTATCTAGATCCCAGATAAACTTCTGAGTTACTGGTCTAATTTCGCTAAACTGCAACTCTAGGTTGTTATCACCATCCTGTGGTCTAATGTAGTTCAACTGATCGTTTAGATAGTACATATGTAGACCGATCTCTAGGAAGTCATTTGATAGATTAACAACTACACCATACCATTCATCGGATCCAAGGATCATATTGTGTAAGAATGTATGTACCTGATTATTTACGATGAATTCAAACCTTGTTGAAGAAATTCTCATAGTCAAACCAACACCGAAGCTTTCACCGTTGATGATTGTATATTTTTCATTATCAATGGAATCAAATGTTGGTGAAAACCAGAATGTGAACGCTAAGTTTTCATCTTGAGACTGTTTAGCCTTTTGTAGATATTCAACTGCGGTTTCATCAAATGTAATCGTACTTAAATCGTAATGATGCTTAGAGACCACAGTCCATCTGTTCTTTAGGTTGTAATCAACAATCTTAACTTCTGCATTTGCAGATGATCTAACACCATCTTCCCAAATATGTGAAACGCCTTGTAGTTGCTGTGGCTTTGTTGACTTTGTGTATTCGTCATTAATCTCAGCTCCAAAAATATCTTCAATACCAACAACTAGATTTTCTAGTTCAGCTTCAGCTGCTGCATTTTTAATAACTGCAGTTCTATCCTGGTATTTAGTAAGCATAACTCTCCAGTATGTATGGTTAACATTAAATTCGTCTGCTAACGCAACTGATTTAACTTCATACATTTTATTATTCTTAGGGAAGTACAAGTAGTCTTTTACCCTAGGTCTTTTAAACTGTCCAAATGCTTTTTCAAACTGGTAGTCTGTGATATGAATTTCAAAGTCCTCGAACCCGATACCAAAAATATCGAATGCCATTGCCTCTGTTGGGAACTCATTATCTGGAACTGATACCTTTACATTCTGCTGGTCAACAACATCAAACAAGGAGTACTCCATAAAGATAACATCCTTAGTTCTTTCTCTTGGTGCTGTTCTATAATAACGAACATCCCATCCAAAAATATCTGATGTGATCTCAGTCAACTGTCTATAAAGATTGCTAGACTTTGTTAATTGATATGGCTTAAAAATATTCGTATCATCAACACACGGCTTGATATTTGCACAACCAGTATATGAGAACGGGTCCGTGCAATCTAGACAGTATTGTGGGCATGAAACGATTGTACCATCAACTGCTTCAATCGTAAATGTAATATCGATTAGAGTAATGGTAGTATTAGCTGATAAGTAGTCTACTTCAGCCTTAATATCTAGGTATACCGGATTTGTTCCATCCCATGTGATAAACATAAGATCACCCGGGTTCATATCTCTTGTCAATAGCTGAAACTCACTAAACTCTTCGTTTGTATGTGACCATCTATAGTAATATGTGAACTGGTTGTTTACGTTAGTCTCTAGCATGAACTCAACCATAGATGCTGAGAACAGGGCTGGTGTAGTCAACTCAACGTGTATTGGAGAAACTTGAACCGCTACTTCTAAAAGAGTATTACCCACAATGATCTTATCACCTGGGTTTAAATTAAATGAAGTACCGTATCCAGAAACTGTAGTAGACCCTTCGGTAAAGCTTATTTTACCGATAGTAAAGTCATTTCTTATTCCAGCTAGAATGGCCCAATCGACAACACGAATAATGTTCTCGTATGGCTCAACTAACTTGGCAATAAACTTGTCTCCAATTGCGCTTGCTGTAGTACCGTTAACCATGCTTTATTTATACCTCAATATTTATGTTGGATGTTATCATGATCCTTGTACTTTCTTGATTTGATCTTGTGGCTTATAAACCTCACCAGCAATCCAAGATGCAACAAAACCTGTTAGAGAAACAAAGTAAACTGCTAGATCATTTAGATTAGCCTGGTACCAAATAGCAAACGCTCCGACAATAGCCCATAGAACTACCATGGCATAAATCATAACCTCTCTCCTAGAATTTGGACCCGTTTTCATTAAGCCTGTCTTCTCTGAGGGTCTCTTTGATTCACTCCAGATATATGTAGCTACGTAAGCAGTGAGTGAACCGAAATAGGCACCTAATTGGCTGAAGTTAACTTCTTTAATTGCGCCAAAAATACCCATCGATACCCAAAGAAGAACTACAATATAAACCAGTTCCTCTCTTTTACCGAATCCACTAAAGAATGCTTTGATCTTCTCTATAATCTTATTCATCAAGAAAGTAATCCTTTCTTGTATATATCTACCAATCTGTGACGAATAAGATGTCTGGATTGTCGCCTTCTAGCTTGTTATCAATAACATCCAGAATGAACGAAAGGATTTCAGCTGAGGTATCATCTACTGTGTCAGAATTCATTGCCATTTCAATTTGCATAACTAGATCTCTAGTTGCATGTGTCTTATATGGCTTGTCTATAATGATACCAATCTGCTTTAGTGGTTTGTTTATACGATTAATATCCGCCACCGGTAAAAAGTCTGAAAGACGCAAAGTAGCCTTTAATATTTTATAAGAGTATTTGATCTGTCTATTACCGCCTTCAAAGTCTTCTACCATTCGACTAAAGCTTCTTGATTTTGAAAGAGACAATTTAATCCACTTAAGGTTTTCAAACTCTTCTACAATCTTATCTAAGAAGAAGATGGAAGATGCATCTCGGTGGATTAGTTCAAACGTGGTTGCCTTAATACGCTTAATTTCTCTACCAAAGTTGGAATCCAATAACAATTGCATTTGCTCAGGACTGATGATAATAGAATTATCATCTGCCTGTAGATAGTCAAGTTGATTTAGAGCCTTTGTCCAAATCAAGTTATCGTAGTGGTTAAATTTAAATAGAGTAACGTCGATGACATCACACATTGCAGCAGCGCTATAGACTCTCATCTTAATATACTTTCATGCTATTTTCAATCATCTGCAAATCAGCATTAAGCTTTTCTGCTGCAAACTGTTGTAGTTCTTTAAACTCTCTTTTACCTATTTCATTGCGCTCCATATAAACACGAATCGCATCATCTGAAGGTATATATTGATCTTTAGCTTTAGCCACTGCCGGGGCTTTCTTTGTCTTAGTATAGATCCATGCTGGAACTCCCTTGAATCTTTGAGCTACCATATACCATGAATCAATTACATTAGAACCCTCGATACCATTAAGATTAAACATATTGGCATTATCTGGAAACTTAATGGCAAAGAATCGATTGATCATAAATGTATGGCGCTTTTTAGTGTGTTGCTTAACAAGCTTCCACTCTTTAGGGCGCTCGAACATGATCTTAATAAAATCAAAAAGCTTAGTATCGTCTAACATGTTTATTATATGATTTAAACGATATAAGTTTAAAATAACTCGTTTAGCTTCTTGGTTTTAGGTTGATCTTGCTTCTTTGACTTATCATCCACTAATTTAAGGCCTGAGAACGCATCAAACTCGACAGGAGCACCCATCTTATCTCTATCAGTGAAACCAGTACCTTCAAGGATACGTTCCATAGAACTAAGGTTATGGAGATCTGGTGAGTTATAAGGCTTGCTAATCTCTTTATAGATTGCTTTAAGGATTGACTCAGGAATGGTTCTAACATGAAGCAACATTAGCTGAATGTTCTGCATAAGATTGCTCTGAATCTTTTCAATAGTAGAGTTACCTACAACACGATAGATTGCATCACACATCTTCTCACGAGATTCTTTAACAAACAACTGCTCAACCTCAAACTGTCCAAAGTCCTTCTCATACTGTGATAGAATCTTCTCAGCCTGCTTATCAGTGATTGAATAAGTTCTAATCTTACCGTTAGACATCTTCTTATCGTAGCTTACTACAGAAGCAATGTTATCACTGCGGTCACCTGTTAAGATCTTTTTAAAGATGAACTCACGGCTCTGGATCTCTTCTACCTTAACACGATTCTTTTTAGACCATTCGCGAATCTCTGCTTTAACACCGCCTGAAATCGATTCATCACTTGCCATGTTAAACAAGAGATCGTCATTTGACTTCTCTTCTACAGCTTCTGGCTCTGCAAGAACGTCAGCAAAACCCTCGAATGCAACGAGTGTGCGCTTTGTGTTGTAGTACCAAAGGGTGTAACCGTCAGTTGCTTGAGTATAATCTACAAGTTGAATAAGGTCACGATCACCAGTCCATACAATACAGTTCTTACCAAGGTTATTAAGCTCAGTAGACCATGCAAAGAGAATGTCATCTGCCTCTGCACCATTGGTCTGCTGGACAATAACACCCTGCTTTGCCATGACCTCACGGAATGTATCATAGATACTATAGACAGCATCCCAATTAACAGTTGAGTCGACTGTACGGGTTCCCTTGTATTCTGCATCAGGGAACAAGTCCTTACGCCAAGACTTAGAGTCAACGGCAACTACAACCTGGTCAATGAACGGGCGCATCTTACGAACTTCTGAAGCAAAGTCAATGCACAATTTACGCAAGAACTGCGCTTGCTCTTTCTCTTCTCCTAGCAATACTCCCTTGCTACGAGGCATAACGTATAGTCTACTGTAAACAAAGTAGTTACCGTCGATCATTAATGTGTGCTTGCCTAGCTTCATACTAAATGTTTTATTTTACTAATATACAAAATAAATTTGACATATGACAATTATTCGCGAATAATTGTTTGAATTTTATACACACAGCTCAGCATTGTGATCACGGGATCTACAACAAAGTTTCTCTGAGCCTGGTGTTCTGCTACTGTAATAATGATTTGAGGAATAAACCTCACATGTTGTGACTTCTCTTGCTTAATGTATTCAATGAAGTCTTGTCCAAGTGATTGAAGTACTTCATCAACGCGATTTGAATAGTCACTAACAAGAACCTTATAGTTCTGTACTGGGTCCATCTGGTTAAAGATTAACTCAAACACATCTTTGTATACTGAGTTAAAACGTTTAACGTCCTCAATACCGATGTTTGATGTACCTTGTGTTTTATAACCCTGTAGTTTGTTGAGAGTTGATCGAAGATCCGGAAAGTTACGGCGAACAAACTCAACTAGGGCATCCTTTTCAATCGACATGTCCTCTGCCTTTGTAACCTCATGGATTCTGCGGATATACTTCTTAGTCAACTCGGCCTCTTCAACCTTATCAAAGTCAAAGTTAATCACTTCGAAACGACTAAGGATTGGATCCGGCAACTTATTAATATAGTTACATGTTGCAATGAATCGGCTGTTTGATGCAAATTGCTCCATAGTAGCACGAAGTGCCTTAAAGAACTGGTCAGATACACCGTCAACCTCATCGAGAATAACAACCTTAAACTTATTTCGGTCGTCAAGAATAGACATTGTTGAACAAAAGTCTGTGATTCTTGTACGAATAACATCCACAGAGGTGTCCGTAGATGCATTAATATATAAGTAAGGTAACTCGAATTGATTTACAATTGCCTTTGCAGTGGAAGTCTTTCCAGTACCAGGAGAACCCGCAAACAACATGTTTTGTGTGATCCCGTCCTTAAACTTGGCCATTACTCTTTCAGGAAGAATAAGATGCTCTAGTGTTTTTGGACGATACTTCTCAGTGAAAAGCTGGTTTGTCGATTGCATAATATATAAGTTTACTTAACATTATACGTATAAGCCCTCGACTTGTTTCATCAATGGCATACTCAAAGAAATACCCTAAGATAGAATACAACCGCGGAGTTCGTGGGAGATTCGGCGTGTCTTTTAAGACCCTGTTAAAAGGACAGAAGAGATTCATCATGGATCACCATAATATCAAGGAGTTGATTAATGATGAACAGGCACTGAAGGCCATCATGGGTATTTACCGTGGAACTAATGACAGTTCAAAGGTTAAACTGTTCTATGACTGGACTGAAGGTGACCTTAAACTAAAGTCAGATCTAAATGAGTCTTACTCAATGGTCGACTGGAAGTGTGCAATATCTGGAAGACCTATTAAAAGTAAGATGGGCGAATTCGACGCCAAGAACTTTGTACACCCTGAATACTGGGAGTCTTTAGAGGGGTCAATCAATCAAAATGTACTTAAGTCTTCACTTGAGTTTCGTCTAAAATGTCAAGAGCTCCTCCTGAATCAACAGAAGGAGCTCATGAAAGTGTTTAAAAAGAACGCTAATCCTCGAAAGGAATTATAGGCCTGCTTGACCCTTTGCTAGTGCAGCGAACTTTTCTCTAACAGAAATATTCATAACAGGATTGATACCCTCGTTTAGAGAAGTTCTCATTTCCTTAGTTGTGATTTCTGTATTGATCTTTTGATATAGTGCAGTGTTATCAAGCTGCCACTCCTCTTTCTCGTGGATGTAAACAACTAGATCTTCCATACCAGCGTTAAGAGCTCTTACAATTAGAGATTCCTTTGGAGTAAGAATCTTCTCTAGCTTCTGTCTTTCAGCCGATAGTGCTGCAGTGATCATTGCAATCTTATCTTTAGACGCTTTGTCAGAATTCTTAGCAAGATCTTGAATCGCTTGCTCATATTCAGCAATCTTAGCCTTAATAGCCTTAGCTTCAGGAGTCTCTTCTACTTTAGTTGTTGTAGCTGGGGCTGGAGCTGGAATTGGTTCCTCAGATGGCTTTGGAGCTGGGGCTGGAGCTGCTTTCAAATCTGTAAGCTTCTTTTGAGCTGCCATAACCTTACCTTGTAGGTCTTGAACACCTGCTGTATCGCCTTGTGTTGACTTGATTCTCATCTGAAGATCTAGAATATTAAGATCTGCTTGAGCTAGTACAACCTTATCAGCCTTATCGATATTGCCTTTAGCCTCTTTAGCTGCATCAAGTTCGTTCTTAAGTGCAACAAGTTCGTCGTCACCTTTAACATCAACCTCTTGATCTGCCGCAGCATCTTTAAATTGTTGCATTGCAACAATCTCTTCTTCTTGGCGTCTCTTAAGATCTTCCATTCTCTGACCAAGATCTTTCTTCTTACCTGGATCGTCAGATAGACCTGTCATGTGCTTGATAAGAGCCATTTGACCGTCCATTCTTGCAACATCAACTGCTTTATTAACATAAGGAGTCTTATCCTTAATTCTGTCCATAAGCATTGCTTGAAGTTCTTTAATCTGATCTTCAATCATTTTCTTCTTAAGGTTTAGAGCAGAAACTTTATCAGCTACTTCAGCAGATCTACCTAGGTTTGAAGCAGCAAAGCCAAGATCGAATGCATTCATCTTCATTTGGTTGATTCTCTTTTGAATCTTGATGAACTTGCTAGCACCTCTCAACCAGTCGATAATACCTTCATTTACTAGCATCTCAGTGATTTCTAGATCTTCGAAGTTCTTAAGTGTTTTGTTATATAGTGATTCGTTGCTGCCGGCAGTTGCTTCTGGCTTTTCGTAAGGCATCTTACCGTTCATGTCGTTTTTCTTACCCTTTGTCTTTTCCTTCTTTTCCTTGTTCATGCCAGATTCTTTTTCTAGCTTTTTAAGTGCAGCATTTTCATCCTTTAGTCTAGTTGCAACCTCTTTCATTCTCTTCTTAAGGTCTGCAGTTTTATTTGGATCGTCAGATAGACCTGACATGTGCTTAATAAGTTCGAATTGACCTTCTAGCTTAGTCTTGCTAAGTACTTTTTTAACATATGGACCTCTTTCTGTAGACTTATCATCTACCATTTTCTGAAGTTCTTTTACTTGAATGTCAACTGCCTTCTTTTTATCTTTTGCAGCTGCTTTTCTATTTGGATCTTTTTCAGCCATTGCGGCCATTTGAAGATCCGCAGAGTTCATTTTCATTTGGTTAATTCTCTTCTGCATCTTTCTAAACTTACCAGCGTATAGTAACCAGTCAGCAACCTTAGATGGACCTTCTTTACCTGCTTCAACAACTGAAAATTCAGTAGATTCTAGATCTTCAACAATAGAATTAGAAAGAGTTTCAAGTGAATTAATAATAGTATCTACGTCTTTAATGATTATTTCTCTAGAAACAGCTGGAGCATCTACTACAACTGGAGACTCTTCATTAACGTTGTTCATGAATTGCTCATGCAACATGATAGACTTCCTTAGATTTAATTTCATATTTTTGATTTATATTTTAACAATCTTAAACTATATATCATAAAAAAAGGGACGCATTTCTGCGTCCCTTTAAGGATATTAGTGTAATTCTAAGATTACGCTAGGTTGATTAGGTTATTCCATGTTGTTTTTAGGATGTTGAAAGTAACATACTGAGTTTCTGGGTGGAAACCTGCCTCAACTAGAGCGAATCTAGACTTAACAGCAATTTTAGGAGCCATAGTACCCTCAGCGATTGTCTGTACTGATTCAGCCATTAGGTATGGCATGAATACTAGACCTGGAGAGTTACCATCACCTTTTCTACCAACTACAACTGAGTAATCGTCCCATGCTTTTCTTGGGTCAGTGTATACGTTGATACCAGCAACTGAACCTACAGGGTAGATTGCACCAGCAGCTTGAGAGAAAGTGTTAGCCATTGGGTTTGCAACGAAACCAGCAACAGACTGAAGAACAGTAGCAACTTGTGGGCCTACAACCGCGAAGTTACCAGCACCTCTTCTACCTCTGTTAGCGATTAGGTTAGCAGCAGCTAGAACTTGTGTTAGGATTTGTCTGTGTGCAGATGCAACAGTCTCACCACCTGCTAGAGCAGCAGCAGCTGGAAGAGTGATATCCATACCACCAGAAGTTAGAGCAGCAGTAACGTTTGCAACACCTAGAGTAGCCATTTTAGCTAGGATTAGGTTGTTGATTGACTGAGTTAGTTCGTTAGTTAGAACAGCCTCAACTTGAGCAACAGCGTCAACGCCGAATTGCTTAAGATCTTGAACTTGCTCTCTAGTAACTGCAGCAGCAACTTGGAAAGTTTCAGCAGCAACGCTCTTAGAGAATAGAGATAGACCCATGATGTTCTCAGGAGTCTGCTCACCTAATGCTCTATTGAATGGGTTACCATCCTTATCAGCAGCAGAGAAACCTGGGATGTGGTCTTCTAGAGCCTTAACTAGTTCAACTGTTGCAGCTGGAACAGCTACAGCCAATCTGAAGTCAGCCTGTACGTTAGCAGCGATTAGTGCAGTACCGATCACCTTGTAGATGTCGTTACCGTCGATTCTTGAAGTACCAATGAACTCGTATGCAGCGTAAGTAGCAGAACCAGCGATATCAGCACCAGTACCTGAATCAGTTGAGAAGTAGTATACGTTATTAGCATTTGCAACATTTCTTGCAGAACCACCGTCGTATACGAAGTCTAGGTAAGAAAGTAGACCCATTGGACCAGCCATAGGAACTACAGGAACTAGATCTAGACCTACAGTTTGAGCAGCAACTTGCATTGCTAGTGGAAGTAGAGATGGAGCCTTGTCACCAGAACCTTGAGCACCTGTCAAGATGTTTGGAAATTCAGCAGCGCCCATACCTTTTAGCATCAACGGCTGTACAGCTGATAGAGATGCTTCTTCATAAAGCTTGTGATTGTGGCAGTATTCTGACATCCAAGCTAGTTTGTTTGAATCGCTGATACCTGTAGCTGACTCGATGATTGGAGCCCATGTTGCCTTGATTTCAGCTTCATTAATTAAATTTGCCATTTTGTTATATTATTATTTTTTTGGCGTTTTAAAGTCGACATTGCTTAGACGTTTTGCTTCTTTCGTCTTTTAGTCGATTAGTGTATATATCCTATTAATAAACTAACTTTTTACACTTTTTTTTTAAAAAAATGGAAAATTACGTTTTTTAATAACAGAGTATGTTTTGGTTTAAATTAAGGCTGGAGTATTTCTACCCCAGCCCTTTTAATTAAATTTATTGGATTACTTCTTGAATCTAGCTGCAAGTGCTGCTGCGATTTCAGTTGTATCGTATGTGATTGATGTCTTCTTAGGAGCCTCAACGTTTGTTGATTCCTTGATCATCTCAACCTTTTCCATAACTTGAGACACTTCTCTTAGGTCTCTTGTCTGCCAGAAGTTTCTAACTTGGTAAGGAGTTGACAACTTAACCATCTTAGATTGCGCAGTTAGTTGGTTTCTCTTAGCTTCAGATAGAGTGTTCCATAGCTCTTTGTATTCTGATGGAGCAGCTTCTACAAAGTATGGAGTTGTTTGATTAGCAACCTCAACTAGAGCACCTTCCATTAGAGTAACAATTTGAGACTCAGTTAGGTAACCTCTGCCTTCGATAGAAGAAATAACCTTCTCTCTATCAGAAACTTCTAGTTCGTTGAATCTAGTTTGTGTAGACTCAGAAACAAACTTGAAGAAGTGTGGGTCGTTTGTCTTCTTCTCTGTTGCCTTGTTGATTAGAGCAGATAGCTTCTCAGAAATCTCTTTCTTATAAGAATCTAGTGCAGACTCTTCAGCCTCAACTACTTCTTTAGCACCTTCTTCGCCCTCGTCAGATGGTATCTCTTGGTCAGCAGTATCGATGATCTTCTTGTCATCTTCAGAGTTAACCTCTTTCATGTCAGCCTTGATATCTTCAGCTGGTAGACCAGCCTCTTCACCATTAGCCTCAACTACTTCCTTAGCACCTTCTTCACCCTCATCTTTAGGCATTTCTTGGTCACCAAGTTCAACTTCTTCCTTAACCGTTACAGGGTAAGTCTTGCCGTCGAATTCAAACTCCTCTTTACCTTCGTCTTTAGCTTTCTTAGCAGCTTCAGCGAATGCTCTACCTTCTACTACTTCTTTAGCACCTTCTTCACCTTCGTCAGATGGCATCTCTTGGTCAGCAGTATCGATGATCTTCTTGTCATCTTCAGAGTTAACCTCTTTCATGTCGGCCTTGATGTCTTCAACTGGGATGCCAGCTTCTTCACCCTCTTCTTCCATGATTAGGTTAGAGTTGATAGTTTCAGCGATGTAATCTGCATATTCAGAGATTGACTCGATGTTTTCTTTTAGGTAGTTCAAGTACTTAGCCATATTCTCTGAAGTAGTTGCACCTTCGTTGTAAGCCTCAGCTAGATAGTTAGCGTAGTCTTTAACGTTGTTAACTGATTCAGCAATGTGCTCAGAGTATTCGATACCTTGATCTAGCTTTTCAGCGATGTAGTTTGAATACTCGATATTGCTGTCAAGTTTTTCAGCAATGTATTCAGAGTATTGGATGCCTTTGTCAGCTCTTTCAGCAACGTATTCTACGTAATCTGTAAGAGCTTTCATTTTCTCTTCGATAGACTCAGTAGAAACGCCTGCTAGAGAACCCTTAAGTGTCTTGATTTCTTCAGCAAGATAAGTTGAATACTTATTGAAATCTTCAACACTTACAAATCTAGCGTTGTTTTCCATGATTGTGTCGTTATTATTTTGAGTGGATGTTTCGCTTGTTAGCAGGTCTTCAGCTGTAGCATCAGTCATCTCATAAATAAGAAGACCGTCATTTGAATCGATGCCATAGGCTTCGTTCATTCTCTTTAGTTCAGCGTTTTCAAAACCTGGATCCGCAACTAGATCGTAAGTGAATAGTTGCTTAATTTTTACTTTACCATCAGACTCAACAACACCAGCTGCTCTAGAAGAGATGTGCAATGGAATACCAGCATCAACAAGCGCTTTAGCCTGCTTACCAGCATCTGTATCAAGAAGTCTGATTCTTCCCTTAATAAGATTTGTTTCTTTGTCGTATGAAAGTTCTTCAATAACGTGAGAAACACTCTTTAAAGAGATATCGAATTTCTGTGGGTGATCTAACTCACCAAGAAGCTTCGATGATTTGATTTTGTCCTGTAGAGCTTCGATCTGTGGTAGGTACTCTTCAGCAGTATAGATACGATTGTTTCTATTCTTTTTGTCAAGTTCTCCAAAAACACCTTCAAGAATGTATGAGCCGTTTGCAGCTTCTACAGTCAGTGTGTTAGATGATCTCTCTAGGATCAGTAGATTATGTTGATTCATGAACCTTTTAATATGTTTCTTTATATATCGTGCTTAAAAAATGGAAAAATAGATTTTTTTACAAATCAGCCATTAGATCGGCAGTATCACCGCCTTCACCGCCTTCTTTCTTTTTCTCTTCTTCCTTCTCTTTTTCTTTAATTTCTGCTTGATATGCGTTCCAATAACCAACTACCTTAGAAATATCTGCTTCAGCAAATGTAGTCTGTCCAAACTTATCGTACATTTTATCCTTTACTTCCTCTTCTGTTTCAGAAGAAATAACAATACCTAGAAGTTCTTCAGAAGAGATTTCAGTACCGTTTGTTGTGATCATATCGTCGATTACAACTTCTGATTCTTCACCTGCTTTGATAGCATCTTCATTTGTAGTTGCCGCTCTATTAGAAGCAAACTGTTCGAATGTAAGTATCTTTTTCATTGTTTATTTATCTATTTTAAAAGCCTCCTAGGCCGGCACCGCCACCTAGACCACCCAGCATTCCCATTGGGTCATCATCATCACCGGCTTTATCAGCTTCAGCTCTTTTCTTGTAAGCATCATTAGCTTCTTTATCGTCTGGAGACAACTTCAAGTATCTATCGACTAGGAAGTCTAGATCGAAGTATGGTGTTTCAGACATTGTTGCAGGATCAGATATTGATAGATTGTCTTTCAACTGACCGATGAACTCGATTCTACGCTCCATGATTTCCATGTTCTTCAATTCAGCAAACATGTTCTCTTCGTTAAATCTTAGAGCAATTTGAGTTCTAAATGAAGCATCATTAGTAAATTCAGGGTACTTTAGACACATTTGAATGTATAGTGGCTTAACTAGAATCTCTTGGAAAGCTGATCTTAGACGTCTAATAAACTTAGAGAACTTGATCTCGTCTCTAATCATACCGTCAGCTGCAAGGTTGAATTCACCACCGCCATCTTCGTACATGAATCTGTTAAATGGAATCTTAGATACAGCCTTAAGCTTATCGTTAAAGTACTTAAGAGCTTCTGTATCTGATAGGTCTGGTCCATCACCACCAAGAGTTTCAATCTCTGGTGATTCACCTTCTTTAGAAGGCAACCAGTATTCTTTGTTGAACTGCATCATTGGCTTACCGTCAGTTTGCAATGAAGCTGATTCCCAATCGAAGTCAACCACTTCCTTATAGTTGTTCATCAATTGTGCAAGAGATTGCTTAGCTCTTGTCTTTGATTTACCACCCATTGGAATCACAAACTTCATTCTAAATGAAGCGTTAGTCACAGCCCAGATAACTCTGGTGTGTTCCATGATTCTCATTAGGTTAAATGCTCTAATCAATCTCTCAACATAAGAAACTCTTGATGCTGTTGT